CTAGATTTAAATGCATGATCAATGGAGTTAAGATTTGTGATTATATAGCTGATTTTTCTTACATAAATGTAAAAGAAATAGGATTACAGGGACAAATTGGCTGTCAAGTTGTTGAGGATGTTAAAGGTTTTAAGACTGACGTTTACAAACTCAAGAAGAAGCTGGTCGAAGCTATTTATAGAGGAACTAAGATCATAGAAATAAGTCCTAAATTATACACAAAAGTCAAACTGGAGGAAAACAATGACTGAAGCACATAAACTAGCAAGAACTAACGATCCAATTACATCTCATATTGCATCTCAATCTATAGAAGCAAGTCGTATGGAAAAGATAGTATTAGATGTTATCAATAGTTTTGAAGAACAAGGATGTATATCTGATGAAGTTTTAGATAAGCTACCTCAATATAGATACAGTACAGTAACAGCTCGTTATAAAGGATTACAGGAAAAGCTTCTTATATATAAAGATGGAACTATGGAAAAAGGTTTATCTGGAAGACCACAACAAGTTATGTGGGGAATGGGATTTTATCCTAGATCTATTTCTCTTTAATGTACAAAGACTGTAAGGAGCTTATAATGAATATTAAGTGTTCATGTTGTGGAGCAGTATATAATCTGGAACAATTCTGGAATAGTTTTGTATGTCTCGTTTGCAAAGCCTACATCCATAATCCAACAAAGTTAAAATGAATCAAATGCTGAAGTCAGATATAACACCAGATCCAATTAGAGATGCACCAGTTGGAGAACATCAAGCTCCAGCTCCTTATATGATAATTCCAGCTAGAGCTTTTGGAGATACAAGATTCAATCAGTTTCCACAAACCTTTAGATGTTTAGCTTTATGTTCTGCTCATGCTTCAGCTAGAGCTGGTATATTCTTTTGTAATCAACAAACTCTAGCATCAGTTATGGGATCAACTCAACAAGCTGTATCACTTCATATGAATAAGCTGGTTAAGTATGGTTATATCGAAAGACTTAGGAAAGCAGATCCTAGAAGAGCTTATGGTAAACAAGGTGCTAAATGGCGAGTTATATATGATCCTAGAATGAACCTAGAACAAGCCATAGCTAATAGTTCTGAAGGCGATGATGAAGTAGCTCAAGAAACACTAGATAAGATCTCTACAAAGCCTGTAGAAGCTCCTAAGAAGGTTAAAAGGAATAACATTAGTCCAAAGCAAGAAGAGTTAGCTAAGTCTCTAGCTGATAGATATCTTAAAGATGAAAGAGAATACTTTGTTTATGACAGAATACTTGCTGATCTTAAACAGTATTTAGTCAGCGAACAAACAGTAGAAACATGGAATAGTTTCGGTAATGGTCTTACTTCGCCAATAGAAAAAGGTTATTTAAAGCCTAATATTAGTATGAATAAAAACAAGCCACAGCTTGTAAAAGGTAATACAGAAAACAAGCTCCAGCTTGTAAACCAAAACACTAAATACAAGTCCCACCTTGTATCACAAAACAAGTCCCAGCTTGTACATAACAACTATATATTAACTAGTAATATTAATATAAATGAAATTGAAAAGAAAAAGATATGTAATAGTTACATGAATATTATACAAAAGCACTATGGAAGAGCTTGGAGCTATGATCTAAGGCAAGTAGAATTAGCTGGAGATGTTTTAAGAGCTGGATATACTATTGATAGCTTTAATGAAGATGCTAATGGTTTAGTTGAATGGTCAAAGAATAATAATAAACAACCACCTCAATCATTACAGTACTTCGTAGCTAGAAAGAACAACAGTAAGAAGCCAAAGGAAGCAATAGATATTGTTAAACAGTTGGCTGGAAAGTTAAAGGTATGACATTATTGTACAAACTCTGTACGTTCCTAAAGTATTTATACATGGCACATTCTAAAAAAAGAAATCGTGGGCAAAAAAGCGACTATAGGGGGGGATGGTCGAGGCATATCGTGGGGGTATCACACAAAAATATTTTCTTAAATTCCATAAAACAAAAAACAGGAGATTAAAACATGGAAACTAAAGCAATACCTTATGACGTAGTTCAAGGAACTAAGTATCAAAAAGATGGAGAAGAGAAGACCAGATGGCAAAAAATGGGAGTTGCCTTTGAAAAGGAAGGTAAAATCACTTCAGTTAAACTTGAAGCCTTACCAATTCCCAACAAAGATGGCGAGATCTGGCTTAATATCTTTGAACAGAAGCCTAGAGATGGAGTTATTGGTGGATTAAATAAAGATGAGATACCTTTTTAATGGCTAGAGTTACTCCAAATGTAGGTCGTTTCGGTGGCATAGGAGCTATTCAGAAGCGATTAAAGGGATCTCGGTTGATATATGACAATCGAGATCAACTTGCTCTGGCGATGCTTGAAATGGCTTCTACGAATATAACCGATGTTATTGAATGGAAAGGCGAGGAAGTCAAGATTAAGGAGATGAAGGACATACCAGAGACTTCATTAAATGCGATTAAGAAGATCAAAGTAACACCAACTAAATCTGGCAATCAAATAGAAGTAGAACTTTACGATAAAGTTAGGCTTATGCAGATATTGGCAAAGAGTGCTGGATTATTAGATGAGGAGAAAGAAGTTGATAAACCAGCAGTTGTTAACATCGAAATGGTTATGCCAGATGATAAGTCAAAATGATGATGAAGATATGTTTGAAGATTATCCTCAAGATTTTATTGAGAAGATGGATGATTTAAAAGGCAAGTCAAGTAAGGCTAGTAAAGTGTCAATGTTTGAACATTGCCGAAATGGATACGATGAGATTGAAAGTCCTAAAGGCATGACAACTTATAAAATAGAAAGGTATCTAAATGACAAAGCAAAAAACTGATCCCCTAACACCATCTAGTTTAAAATGGGATTTTAGTCAAAGTCCTACTGTAGCTAAGTTTATGAAGTCTGATGCTTTTGTCAGAGGGATTATGGGAGCTGTGGGATCTGGTAAATCTTATGCTTGTTGTGCTGAAATATTTAGAAGAGCTATTCAGCAGAAGCCAAGTCCTAGAGATGGGATTAGATACAGCCGATGGGCAATCGTTAGAAACAGTTATCCTATGCTAAAAACAACTACGTTAAAAACATGGCTTGAATTATTTCCAGAAAATATTTGGGGAAATGTTCATCACTCCCCTCCTATAACTCATCACATAAAATTACCACCTAGAGGAGATGCTTCTGGGATAGATTGTGAGGTTTTGTTCTTAGCATTAGATCAACCTAAAGATATCCGAAAGCTTTTATCTCTTGAGCTATCTGGCAGTTTCGTCAACGAGGCGAAGACACTACCGAAAGCTGTTATAGATGGTTTGTCTCATAGAGTTGGAAGATATCCGACTAAGGCAGATGGTGGCTGTACTTGGCGAGGAATAATCATGGATACTAATGCTATGGAAGATGATCATTGGTGGTATCGTCTGGCAGAAAAAGAAACTCCTAAAGGCAGATTTAAATGGGAGTTCTTTAAACAAAATCCAGCAGTCTTAGAGATCCCTATTGAAAAATTACCAGATGATATGCCAGAAGCTCAAGGATATATATTCCAAGCTGGTAAATGGTGGAAGACAAATCCAAAAGCTGAAAACCTAAATAACTTGCCAGATGGATATTACGATCAGCTCTTAGGTGGTAAGAACTTGGATTGGATTAGATGCTATGCCAAAGGCGAATATACGTTTGTCCAAGAAGGAAAACCTGTATGGCAAGAATATAATGATGAAATTATGTCGGCTAATCTAGAACCAGATCCCACAGTCCCTATTCATATCGGTTTAGACTTTGGATTAACTCCAGCTAGTGTTTTTGCCCAGAAGCTCAAGAATGGTCGTTGGCATGTTTTACATGAACTGGTTACTGAAGATATGGGATTAGAAAGATTCTGTAGTGTTTTAAAAAGTGAGATTGCCAGTAGGTTTTCTAAATTTGAGATTGTAATATGGGGAGATCCTGCTGGTATGCAAAGAGATGCTATCTTTGAAACAACTGCTTTTCAGCATTTAAAAACTCATGGCTTGATGGCACAGCCAACAGCAACGAATGATTTTAGAACAAGACGAGAAGCTCTGGCTATTCCTATGGGAAGATTGATAGAAGGCAAAGCTGGATTTATTGTTGATAAAAAATGTGTAAAGTTAAGAAAATCTTTAGCTGGTGGTTATCATTATAAGCGAGTTGCTGTAGGAGCTGGACAAGAAAGGTTTAAAGATGTTCCTCATAAAGATATGCATTCACATATCGGAGATGCCTGTGGTTATTGCCTGTTAGGATCTGAACACAGGATTATGACAAAGCGACCTACTCAATTTAATACTTTCAAACCAACTATTGTTAAGACTTTGGATTTCGATGTTTTCGCTTCCTAGATTAAATAGAGTTCTAAGATTAAATTATCCAGAAGATAAGATTGTAAGTTTTCATCCTATGCATATGGATATGATTGATTTAAATGAATTTGATCAAGCTAATCTTTTAGAAAATAAGAATAATCTTCATAAACTTTATCAGTTTGCAAAAGCTGGTTTAGGTTTTACTGCAATGTCTGGAAATAGGATCTATGCCATCTTTGGTATTTGGGATTTATGGGATGGAGTTTCAGAAGCTTGGCTAATTCCATCTAATGAAATATCCAGAAAAACTTTAAAATTTCACAGAGTTGCTCTTAGGTTTTTTGAGTTTTATGCCAAAGAAAAGCATACAAAACGTATACAGTTTACAGTTTGTTCGCACAATGTACAGGCTTACAAGTGGGCAGAGAGATGTTACTTTAAGAGAGAAGCTGAAATGTTACATTATGGCTTACAGGGCGAAAACTATTATTTATATGCGAGGATATTTTAATGGGTAGTTTATTTGGAGGGAGTTCATCTCCACCACCACCAGACACAACAGATATAGATGAAAGAGAAAGTAAACTTGAACGTCAAGAAACTGAAGAAAAAAGAAAGATAGCTTCTCGATCTAGGGCAAGAAGAACTGGTGGATCTAATATGTTGATGACACAGAGAACTGGTGGATCTGCTGTTGGCAATCCAACTGGAGAACAAACAACTCTAGG